TCAATGACCTCAAGTACACGTGGTATTGTTAAAAATTCTCCATACAAACCATTAAAGTGTTCGATTATTTTTTTTATATCAACCTTGGTTCTTATTGATGATTTTGATTTGTTGTAATCCCAATATTCACCGTCGAGTTCTATAAATCCATTAAGTTGTATACCGTCAATGTTTAGGCTTTGATCAACGGCTTCCCTTGTTCTTTCTATTTCCTTTTTTATCTCTTCATGTCTAAGCGTTAGCTCGACCAATTGTCTTGCTGAATGTTCATCTATTTTTATTTGTCTTTTAATTAATTTTCTGTATTCCCTGTAAATGTCTGCTTTGTCATTTTTGTTTAGGTACATACATAGAATTTTTTCCCATATCTCATAATACATATCTGGTGTTTTGTATTTGATATAATTTTCGTTTGTAAGTTGTACAATATATGATTCCCGTATCTCTAACAAATAACAATATGCAGCAAGTTGAAGGTAGTCTTCATCCTTTATTTTGCTGCTTGTTTTCCAGTCAATTATAAATCGATCATTGACTAACAGATCAACCGTTCCACCATACAGTTCATTTCCTATCCTAACCTCAGATCTGAGTATCGCTTTATTTGTTATTTCTTCGTTTAGAAAAATTTGTCCAGAGATTAAATAACCTCTAACCTGTCTCCATGGTGTTTTATTATCTTCTTTCTCAATCCAAGCATTGTACAGATCAACAATTTCATCCGTGTTGTATCCATCGCAAAGCAGCTCAAGCAATTTATGAACTGCCTTACCCCGGTCCCTTGCTTCGTTTATGCGTGAAACTTCTGGATAGTCGGGTATTATACCTATGTGTTTTAGTATCTGTGTTACACTCAGGATTTCCGAGTCATCCTTTTTGTACTTGTGATTCACCTCCGAAAACTCAACTTTTAAATTTTCTAAATTCATTGTGTCCCCCCCGACATTGCGTCAATAAACATTTTTAGGGCATCCGATTTTGAAATATTTAAAGAGGAAACTACCATATTTAGATTTTCATCAGACGGATCGAATGCAAGGGAGAAATCTTCAAGTATTTTTTTACATTCTTCAACTGTTAGTTGAGGAATGCTTTTACCCAGCTCAGCTTTTATTTTTTCGTTAAGTTTGCCAAGGTCATTAAATTCAGTTTCTGACTTAAGGAAAGAGACCTGAAACAGCTTTCTCACAACATCTTCTTTTGTGACTGTTGGTTTATCCTGATTTTCTTGTTTGTTATTTTCAGCTTGTGTGTTTTTCTGTGTATTTCTAAGTTCGCTTTCTGTAATTGTTGGTGAGCCTTCATCTTCGTCTGAGTAGATAGAGACATGGAATAATTTCATTTCAAATTGTTTTTGGCAAGCAGTAACAGCTTGTGCAAGGCTTTTCCCTTTAGTGTCTCGGTCTTCGCCATAAAATGGTATTTTTTCTGAGTATCCGGTCTCACAATCTATGATTGTGAAGTTCATTTCCACCCTGCTTTTGACCCAAAATTTCCCGTTGACCTCTTGTGATTCTTGCCAGAGATTGACAATGCTCGGCAAGATGAAAACTTTAAACTTCTCCAACAATGGTCTGATCTTTGCATTAAGAGCTTTGTAACTTGTGTACGAATACCTATCATATTCATGCGTTGAATCCTCAGGCACAGATCCAAGTTCTCTTGTGATCTGTGCAAGCTTCAATGCTAGTAAGGCACATTCTTTGTTGTAAACTTTTTTTTCGTTTTCTTCTGACATTTTTGATTCTCCTTTTTCAAAAAACAAAACAGTTTCCCAGGTCAATATAACCTGTTACCTGTAACCTGTCAATTACTTTTTCAGCTTGCTAAGACGATCTTTCATGGCCTTCGTTGGTTTCATCCATCTGTTACGTTGACCCGGGTTTACATCAAAACCCTTGTCGGGTTGTTCGGTAATCTTAGGGGATTTTTGAGATATGCCTTTAATGGCAGCATATGATTCAGTGATCTCAAGAGCTTGAGATCTGCATTGAAAATGATTAGGCGGATAGTATGTATTCCAAAACAAATCGTCTTTGCGTTTAATCGTGCCGCTCAACTGCTTGCATATCGGTGTTTGTCTTCCGTCATCAACACCAACATATTCATAATAAATAACACTTGGATCTTGCTGGCCAGCTCTGTATCTGCCTGCGCTGTGAGCTGTTGCGTAGTTTGTTCTATAGACATTCTCTAAGTAGTATTTATTTTCCTTATGCAAGCCCAGTTCTCTCATGATGTCATCTTTTCCAATTCGATCCATCCAGTCCCTTAAACCTAACCCGGTTGGTAAACTTTCAGCAAAAATTGTTTGTAATCGTGACATTCTATCATAAAAATCAAGCTCGGCTATTAAATTAGATTTGATACCTAACTCAAGCTTTACCTTTTTTATGTATTCTTCACCTAGGCCAGCTCTTTCAATTAATTCGTCTATTGTTTTTTGATCGATAATAACTTTTCGTTCTATCGGATCGGTAATATTAGCAAATGTTTTATCTTTTGATGTTTTATTTTGATCGTCAATGTAGTCAAATGCATTTTCTAATCCTCTGATAAATGCAAAGAAGATCGAGTCAAAAATATATTTTTCCGCTTTTGTTAGATAGGTTTTGCTTGGCTTTGGATCTTTTTTGCTGGATTGTTTGTACAGTGCGTCATAAATATTTTCACCGATAACGTTCAACCACGATTCTGTATCCTCGTATAGATCGCGCTCGTCTTCAGTTGCCTGTTTCTCTGGTGTTTTTGTCGCAAAAAAAAATCGTTGTCTTGATTCTCGATTGACGAATTAAGGACAACACCAGATACGGATTCATCATCCGTATCGGTTGGTGGTTGCAATCCGTACTTATCAAAAAACCATGATTTTGAAAATGACAAACCAGCCTCTTGTGCCTGTATCACCTGTTCATAGGTTGGATCATATCGATACGAGTATGTTAGGTATGGTCGTTTTTCTGGTGATACCATGGATCTATTTAAAATAAGATGCCATTGCAACAACGTATTAACCGGTGGTTGTAGTTCGCTAGTTGCGATGCTCTTTGCACGTTTTTCAATTATTTCAACCTGTATTTCGTTAGCGCTTTTATTTCCGTATTTTGTATCATTAGTAACAGTAGAAGAACCAAGGATTGACTTGGAGATCATACGATCAAACAGCTCAACAATTGATATCAGTTCTTCTCCTTTTGAGGTTGCTTGAATTGTTTCTATAGACTCAACGTTCGCCATTGCGATACCAGATGAATTTGACAATTGTCTCAACTGATCTGAGATGTTCTCTGCCCTGGTAATTGTGTCTTGTCTATTTGCGCTCGCTTCCATTAGTGCAACAATGCTAGGCAGGATTGATTTTTTGACATACAAAATATTTGCTTTGATTGCCTCTTTTTTAAATTTCCATGGCCAATAGGTTCTTCTTAAAACAGATCGTCCGAATGGGTTGTTGCTGCTTTGATCGTGAGTCATGTAGATATATTTATAGGGTTTGTCCAAGACTTTGTTTTTTGTTGTGTCAAAAGGCTTCCCGTCTGTTGTAAAGCCATATCTTTGTGGATTTAGCGGTACCAGCTTTTCAACAAACCACTGACCATCGTTGATCTCTGGTTCTTCCCAGGCAACTTCACAAACGATGTTTCCGAAATCAAGGGAGTCTAGAAGCTTTTTAGTTTGCGTAAAAAGTCTTTCTCCTTTGTACTCTAAATAATTTTTGTACTCATCTTGGTAGTCAATCGATATAGGATCATCTTGATATTGAGTTGGCAGTCTGACATCATAGTTTTCTGCTTCGATAAAACTTTTAAAAGTTTGAAGATCACTGGAGATCTGATCGTCAACCAACATGTCTCTGATCACCTCATACATTGTGTGGCGATCAACGCGTGCAAAAAAATCAACATTTGGATTCAGTAAAAGATTGTTGATTGTTTGATAATTATCATCAGACAAAACACGCTGTAAAATTTTGTCAGACACCGGTTGTTTTTGTATCTCGGCCATAGTTCACCTCTGTTTAAAAATAACACAGATAAAAAAACTTACCAATAATAATATTCTAAATCATCGTCCGAATAACAAAAATCTTTTTTATTATCAATTACTTCCTGGTCTGGTTTTCTGTTTCGTTTTTGAATTGTATCACGATAAAAAAAACCTATCGCTTCCAAATCTTTTACAGCAATAACAAGGGGCACGTGTACATCAGATATGAGTACGAGATCAAATGGTGCTTTTTGGCGAGCAAAAGATCTCCCGTTTAGAGAGATTGGCAACGCTGTTGTTTCACCTTTTTTGATTAAAGTTAGTCGCATTTTTTACCCATTCCTCATACATTTTTTGACGTCGTTTTGGTCCGCTACACACACCGGTCTGGTATGCTTTTAGTCCTCTGATTACATCTCCCCCACAACGTTTTGTTTCGTGTGCTAACCAAAGCGCAGATCCATAGATCTGCCCTTGTTCCGTCGACAGATCTACTCCCTGTCTCCTAGCGTACGATCTGGCCGTCCCGAGAAGTTGTCCTATTCCTTTTTCACCGAGCGCCCCATCTCTTATTTTCCAAAAAAATGAGCTTTCGCATTGTAGTGTTATGGTTAAAGCCCTGTAGTCAACCCCTGCCCGTTCAGCTGCCTCTACAATCGCCTTGGCGCGTTTTTCCGCGTCTCTGTATCTCTTGTCGGTGGGGCGCTTTACAAAGCCTCTGATGTAGTTTGTGGCGTCTTTGATTTTTAGATCTGTTAAGAGATCATTGTGGTCATATTTGATCGGCTCGGTTGCTTGTGCAATTCGGGGCACTATGATCGCCAGGGCTGCAAGTATCGCGAGCAAGATCAGGAGACCAATTTTACTCGGATCAGTCAACCAGGTGATGATTTTTTCCATTTAAAATCCTTTCGACAATGTTTAAAAAATCCCTGAAATTATAAATCACAAAGGCAATCGTGTCATGTTTATTCATTTTTTGTATCTTGCGTTTTTGCAGTGGTCTTAATTTGTCTGATTTAAATTTGACTTCAAAATAATAGGTTATTCCGTGAATAATCAGTATACAATCTGGCCAACCCGACCTTGCAGCGGATACGATTTTATTGTACAAAAAACCATTGCGGTCCGCCCACTCAGAGATCTTTGCTTGGATGTTACTCGATGTCATTCATCACCCCACAGTCCAAGCATATATTTGGTTGTATGCTTTCATGCCTCTCAAAACGGCAAGACTTCCTGACTTAACCGTTTAGCTGCTATCTCGCAATACTTTTCCTCTATTTCTATGCCTATCGCTTTTCTGTTTAAGTCCTTGGCGGCGCGTAGTGTTGTGCCGCTGCCCATGAAAGGATCGAGGATAGTGTTGGAAGTGAAAGTTTTTAAAATGAAAGCTGGTAGTTTAACTGGAAATCGCGCTGGGTGTTCTACCTCTGGCCCAGATCTTAATACTTCGCCGCAACATCTGTTTATCCTTATAACACTATTCGGTATTTTAAAAGGATCGCCATATTTTTTCGATGTAGTTATTTTTCTTAACTTATCATTTTTTGCCCTTAATCCATGCTTGCCAATTTTAAGCTGTTGTGTCTTAATCCATTTGTTTATTTTTATTGCCTTTTTATTATAATGGAAAATAAATTCAAACGATGGCGCAAGCCTACCATTCCAATCACCTGGCAACCCTTCGCCTTGTTCCCAAACATACCAACCAAACAATCGATAATTTTTAGCAAGCATTGCATCTTTTAAATAATCCCAATAGCAGAACACAGACCCATCTTTGTGTATTAATCCCAAATTAATCAATATTTGTCCATTATTGGTCAGGTTGATATTACTTAACGCAACAGGTACCACGGAGACCCAGTCTTGCTTTCCACCATAAGTGCGTTGATTCCAGTATGGTGGAGATGTAAAAACCAAATCAACCGGCTCTAACTCTGGCAATATATCACGGCAATCGCCGTGATAAATAATACAGTGATTATCCTGATAGTAAGGGACTGGGAGATTCATTTTTTTTCTCCATTTACGCAACCATCCAGCCACGCAAGCAGCATCTCAAAACGTATATTATTTTTTAGATTTGCTAGTTCGTTAATGGCGGTGTTGAGTTGATCATCTAAGCATTCAATACAATCGGCTGGTGTCGGAACATGTTCTGATTCGTAAAGTTTAGAACACTTATCACAATCTTTTTTTTTCATTACACCCACCTATTCCTTATGGACGTCTTTGTTAGAGGTGAACCAACTTTCTATTTTTATCACATCTTTTTTTTCTGTTTTCTGTTCACATGCATCTAACATTTGTTTTTTGGTTAAACTGTGGTTCCAGTCGTCTGAATGCCAAACTGGATAGTATTTTTTGTCACCAACAGACAAGGGTAAAGCTTTAATTTCTTCAAGTGTTTTGGGTGTATCTCGAAACACAAGCTCAACAGCAAAATCTTTGGTACTAATGTCCTTTGTTGATCCAGACTTCTTCTCGAATTGCTTGTCAAAATTGAAAAATGGTTTACCTGGATTAACATGCTTTGATATATCACTTGGGTTTGTATCCTTTGGCAGCTTGTCCCATGGCCGTTTAAACAGAAAATACCAAATTTTATTGAGTAAAGAACGCCACCATGTCCACAGTAGTCCGTTTACATAAACTTCATCTTTGCCACTACGGTCTATAAACATCATCATGTGATACCATTCGTCTAGATCTTTCATTTTAAAAACTCCCTTTTAAAGTGAGTAGCTGTATAGTCATCTTTGTTTTTTACTGTATCCATTATTGATCTATCTACCGGTAAGCCCATCATCCAATACAGCACTGGCGTCTTTTCCCTGTCTAAATCTTGTAACCTGTTTTTTGCTTGCTCGTAACTCAAGTAAGCAAAGTCAGGGGAGAAGAAAAAAACAGCGTCAGACGTATCAAGCCTGATGCCTTCGCGCCCAGATAAATACTGTGCTGTAAAAATTACCCTATCACATTGATCGCAACGTTGGAAAACCTCAGGGTCAGTAACGATCCAAGGATAAAAATATCCCTTTAGCAGCTCTAATTCAGACTTGTATTTATAAAAAACAATTGCTTTTTTGATATTTTTAGATCTCATAAAAACATCTAAATATTTTGCTTTGTATGTGGATATAAGCAAATGTTCTCTTGTGTCAGTAATCAGAGATCCACTTGATAATTGATGCACCTTACTTTTTTTCTTAGCTGGGGAATCAGCAGTAATTTCTTTTTCATCGATGATCAAAAAATCATTTTTTCTTAAATCATCAAAATATTTTTGTATTTGATCTGGCACTGGACAATTAATTATTTGTTCATCAATTTCGAAGTTAAAACCAGCTTCTTTCTGTGTCAGGGATACACGTAAAGGTTCGAAATCGGCAAGAACCTTTTCTTTTTTTGCTTCAGTGTAAATGGTAAAATTATGAGTATTGATAAATTGTTTTTTTATATTAACATAGTCCCTTGCCCAATGATAAAAGTTTTTGTATTGCCTCCATGGGCTAAAAGACGAAATTGAAAGTTCATGGTATAGAGAAGAAAACGATTCTGGTGTGGGGGTTGCAGAAAGAAAGATGATTGGTTTGTTGATACATATCGCCTGCAATCGCCTTGTCCTTTGCGATGCTTTTGGAAAAGCTCCAAGTGTGTGAGCCTCATCAATGATCACCAAATCAAAATCATGAGTTGTTAGTTTATGCAAACTCTCATAATTAATTACGGTCAACTTAAAATTAGGTTTTAGTAGTTTGTAATCTTTTTTAATTGATTTAATCGCTCGTTTTTTTGTGACGAAAAGAACAGATTTTGAATCGCGCAAATCAGAGATCCTTAGTGCCATAAGCGTTTTGCCTGTTCTCGTTTCTGCAGCGATATACACTAGTTTTTTTTTCGCTATAATACAGTGTGCAAGGTCAACAACTTGTTTTTGATAGTCTCTTAAAATAATCATTTGTTTTTCTCTGCTTTTGTGATATTATTAAAGTGTCTTTGATTCTCCATAAAATGTTAGTCGTCCCCCTCAGAAAGGGGGACCTTTTGCCCTGCCCACTTGACGCGATCTCCTGGGCAGGGTGAACAAGTTTTTAAACCTCCTTTGCTAGGGTTTGAAGTCCTTGGAGTAAGAATTTTTCGTTTTATACATGTATTTTGATAGTACACTCGGATCTATCTCTATCGACACATCACCCGGTAAAAGAGCCTTGTCCTCAAAAAACCACTCACCTCCAATTTGCACACCCCAGGGATAACGGTTCGCGATAGGTAATCCCCCGCGTCGTTCTGTAATAGCTGACCAGTTCGATATTCTTCCCTTTTGTGTATCCGTAGCCCATTGATCGGGGGGAAATAAAATGCCATCCTGTGCCTTTTGGAGCGATTCTGTGAGCAGTGGAGAAAAGTCAGACCAATTTTTAGATCTCATAATGTCCCGACGTTTTAGCTTTGGTTCTGTGCAGTATTTAGATCCGTGATACCTACCCCCTGGACGACAAAACTTTCCGTCTCGTGTCCATGCGGGATTGATCGGTTGCGAAAACCTAATCCACATTTTACCGTAGCTATACTTGTGTTTTGAAAAATATGGATGGAGCAAGCACCTATTGATCAATGCCCATAGCATCGATGCAATTTTTTCTTGCTGTTGATCTTTTGTTAGCCCTTTTAGTCCCTCGCCCATACATCCCCTGCCCGCCCAAAGTAGATCATCATCTGTAATTATCAGATCCCTGTACTTTGACTTATAAATAGTTGCCATGATTTCTCCTTTTTTAAAATGTACTCCAAAGAACCCATGATTGACTCGAAAAAGTCACAAAACAAAGGGGGGTTTGTATGGAAATCATGGGCTCATCGGAATACATTTTTATTACCTCTAATTATTGCACGGGCAAAAACGCATAAGGTCTTGATGTGCTGAATCGCAATTTGTATCTACTGAGCGAACTCGACCAGCAATATAACCTCCTCCCCATCTACCCGAGCAACCAATCCCTCCATATTTGGTGTATGTTGAGTCGAACCAAGCAAAGCTCTCAGCCGGTTGCCAGGGCCACGTATGTGGGGGGCTACCAAGGATCTCTATAAGCTGTCTACAGTTGTAGTCTGATCCCCTATGCCCAGCAAAATAGATGATTGTCTCTAAATCACAACCACCATTGTTTCTGCAAAATTCAGTACATCCCCAGGTTTTAGGGGCGACATACCAGCAAGCCCCACCGACATAGGAGCCTTTGTGTGTTGCTAGAGTTGGCCCGATAATATCGGGGCAATTAGTATCAGGACCGGTATCGGTATCAGGACCAGTGTCGGTATCAGGACCAGTGTCGGTATCAGGACCGGTATCGGTATCAGGACCAGTGTCGGTATCAGGACCAGGGCCGGTATCAGGACCGGTGTCGGTATCAGGACCAGTGTCGGTATCAGGACCAGGGCCGGTATCAGGACCAGTGTCGGTATCAGGACCAGGGCCGGTATCAGGACCGGTGTCGGTATCAGGACCAGTGTCGGTATCAGGACCAGGGCCGGTATCAGGACCAGTGTCGGTATCAGGACCAGTGTCGGTATCAGGACCGGTATCGGTATCAGGACCAGTGTCGGTATCAGGACCAGGGCCGGTATCAGGACCGGTGTCGGTATCAGGACCAGTGTCAGTGTCAATAACCACTATGCCAGAATCGGTTAATTGACCAGAAAAGGACGGTCCGCTCGAGCAGCAAGAAAAAAACATCATAAAAAGTGACAGGTGCTTAATCATTTTCAACCTTGTTTCGATGTCTTTCTTTTCGTTTCAAAATGTCGTTTGTTGTTGGCAACATCAAACAATAACGACACAACCAAACACCCCTAAATTTTACCACGACAGATCTATCTTTGCAGATAAAACATAGGAGCCGGTTTTTTTGATGGCGCTTCATCTGTCAACAGTCCCATTACTATTGATAACATTGCCGCAAAAACCGCAACGATGATTACCGTTATCAGTATTGCTATTTTTCTCATTATTGATCTTGTTTTTGATTTCATTTAATTCCGTCTCCAAGAGTGTTGCGCGATTCAGTAAATGGATAACAATCCACGTACCGAACATAGGACACCTAGAATAATTCGATGTGCAACTCCTAAAGTTATCCTTGTGCACACAGTCGGTACATGGATTAATCATCCTATCCTCAATCATCTCTTGACTGGAAATGTTTTTTCGGTCTTTGTGGGTTTCCATTCTTGAATCGTTGTCATGTAGCTCCCAGGGGGAAGTTCAACCTCGTGTGTTTCGAGAATTGCGTCTGGTAGGTTGTCACTTTCCAACCATTCGCAGATTGTCTCTCCCTGTTCGTTTTTTGCTTCAAGAGTGTATCGTCTTGGTAATTTGGTCATTTTTTTTCCTTTCTTGTTTTGGTTTATTTGTCCTCTGGGTATGATATCTTCCAGAAAAATCGGGACCCTTTCTTCTTTCTGTTCAAGCCAAGTTTGTTTGTTTGTCCATCCTTTGTGCTTGTTCATGATACCCCCCTTTTTACAGACTTTCGATCTTGTGCTTTAAGGCCTTAAAAAGCCTTACGTTTTTCTTTTTATCATTGTGTTCGAACGTCCCTGTATAGTAGACATTTCTGCAACTATGAGTAACGCTGCTCTCATAGTAATACAGATCACCGTCAAAATGGATCGGCACTTCGAAAGAGTTTTGTTTTTCGGACGATCTGCGACTAGACGCGGAGCCGGGGGGGGTCCAAAAGTAGCTTCTGGACCATTTCTCATGATGAGAGATCACTGAGTCTATTTGGTTGATCAAGCTCTCTTTTCTTTTTTTGATCTCGTCTTTTATCCTAGAACATGTCCAGGATTTAAAAGCCTGCAAGTTTAGGCTTTTCGCTTTTTTTAACAAGTCTGCTTTTGTGGTTTTTTTTGCTGTTTGATTTTTCATTTTTTTACCCCTTTGTTTTGTTTTGTTTTCTATCTCTTTGATACTGGGATGCCATGCAATACTCTTCTTAATCAATAAAATCTTTTATAGTTTGTACAACGGCTTTTTTAGTTTTGCCAGTCGTCCACTTGTAAAAAAACACGTCATCATCCTTATGGGCGTACGCGTTTGCATACCATTCGCCAGTGGCTTCTTTATATATTTTGAATAGATATTTTGAGCTGTTCATTTCGCCTTTGAATTGCGTTTCTTGGCCTTTTTTTATCTTTACCATTTTCTCACCCCTTTGTTTTGCTTCCTATCTCTATTAGTAACCTGTCACCTGTCACCTGTCAATAAAAAAAAGGCAAAAAATGATTTTTTTTTAAAAAAAAATTATTCGTCAGTAGAAATACACAGGGGTGGACTAGTAAAACTAAGCTGAACATGAGTCTGAAATTCAAACTGATGATCACATGCTTCGCAATTGATCTCGTGTGTATCCTCTGTGTGATATTCTTCTAAATCACCGTCATGCATATCGAAAACAGCGGAGCACCCAGGGCACCTCACGTGATTAGGGTGTGTCACCTCTCCAGTGCTTGTGTCTAGATCATTACACGAATTACAAAGTGTCTTAAAGCCTTTTGGAAATAAAATCAATGTGTTACACCTGAAACAGCATTCACCGGCGTCAATCTGTGCCTTTTTCAGAGCAACCCAGTCTATACGCCCAGTGTTATCAATGTGATCATTTATACTTATCATTTGACTCTCCTTTTTTTGTAGATCAAATGAGATCCATTTTTGTGGCAGTCCAAAGATCGAAACATTTATTTAGTGCACTTTCTGCCATCCAAAAATGACCATTGATCCCCCATCCCGACCCCCAGGAATTACGACCGACAAATTCAACCCGAGATCCCCTGCGCTTAAAGCCAGTAAGAAGCATAGAGTGATTACCAACTGGATTGGGAAAAGATCCAAAAACCTTTTCACCACCTCGATAAAGCTGAAACTCCCGGTTTACCGGTGTGCAAAACTCAACGGGATGATTATTGACAATGCATCCAACGATCTGATCAACCAGTGCACTACCTGTTTTTTTTAATCTCCAAAATGAGTTAATACGATTATTACTCGCCATGGTAAACATATCCACAGGTGGAGAGGTTGTAAGATCTTTTAATCTGTCTGAGTATGGAAAATACTTTTCGAGTACGATCCCGGCCTTGGTGAGCTGAGAAAAAGCAAGGCGCGGATAAGTACCCGTATCGCGATCTGTTGCATCATGCGCAGCTCTGGAGATAAAATACAAAAAACGTCGTGAGTACTGCTGAACCCACTTGCCACCTTTTTCAATGCCGACCAAAATTTCGAACATATCACATATTGAGTTTGCAACACACGTTCCCGCACTGCCTTGGTTTGAGATCGGTGTATACTCAGGGATATAATGTTCTTCAACATCTTCATATTTTTCACCCACCATGTTTTTTTTGTTTACCGAAAATTCAGCCAACAACCGATCGACATCATAATCTTTTGCTGATACCGGGTCACGTAAGACGCCTGATACCGTAGTGATTATTTCGTTGGACATTCTTTGACCTCCTTACATGTTTTTGCTTTTACAATACAGCCTGTATTCAGAAAAATATTTGCATCATCCTGCAGGCGTTTACATGTCGTTCCAAATGACTCCCCCTTTTTATTGATCCACATCGGATCGCCAATTAGATCTTTACATTGTAAAGCCTCGATGTTTTTGCCTGCTTGATCACATAAATGGGTGTCGGGTTTCGGATCTGGCTTTGGTGGTACGGGGGGGCCGCATCGAATAATTAGGATTGTCGCAAGCATGATTAAAAATTTCATTGTCCTTTTTCCTCATCACCGAGTAAAATCCCGTCGTCTGATTTGTCTTGTATGGGTGTGACCACTGGCAAATCTCTGAGCTTGCCTTTTTTGTGTCTACTATGATCTGGTCTGGGTCTCATACCGGGCTGGTTTAGCATTGATACGCGTTGAAACATGTTCATTGCATCTCTGATACAGTTAGATAATAGCACATTACCATGTATTAGATGGCATGCCTCTTGTGTGTGTTGTTCTCCTATCATGAGCAGAAACGATGCACACTTATCGCCAATGCATGGCATGCTATTTCCACCCGAGTCAATACAAATCGGACATTTAAGTTCGGTCAGTTTTTTTGGTTTGGGTAGTTGTGGTTGTTTATTGTTTTCGGGTTGCTCATTGTTTTTTTGTTGTTCTTCTTTCATTTTTTTTTCCTTTGTTGGTTTTTATTCGTCCAAAGTAAATCCCTTGTCAAACGCCCATATTACAAGATCGTTAGTTTCAAAAACCTCTTCAGGCGACATGTTTCCTTGTATCCATTCGATTGCTTTTTCAAGCAGCGTACTGGGTATCATTTCACTGATAAAATCTTCATCTTGTTTTACAGTTGTTGCCATTTTTATTACCTTTCATTCGTTAAAATATCCAACAGCTTCGATGCATCTGACTCGCTCATTATCCGCCATAGCCAGAGCCATAGCCATAGCCATAGCCAGAGCCATAGCCATCGCCATAGCCATAGCCGTAGCCAAAGCCAGCGCCATCGCCAGAGCCATAGCTATGGCCAGAGCCATAGCCATAGCCATCGCCAGAGCCATCGCCATAGCCATAGCCAGAGCCAGAGCCATCGCCATCGCCAGAGCCATAGCCAGAGCCAGCGCCATCGCCATCGCCAGAGCCATAGCCATAGCCATAGCCAGAGCCATCGCCATAGCCATAGCCAAAGCCATCGCCATCGCCAAAGCCAGCGCCATAGCCATAGCCAGCGCCAAGCGCCATCGCTACATATTTATTGTTTGCTATAATTGGATCACTAATTGCGAGACCTGTTTTTTGGGGACAATTAAAATTTACCCATTTATACACCCCGCTGGCACATGCTTTGCCTTTTACAATTACAAATTCTTTTGATATTTGCGGATGTTTCATTTCTTATATTTAGCCCATTTTTTATTCGCGTCATCTGTGCACGTGACAACGCTGGTCAGACCACATAACCAAACATCGGGAGCCATGGCAGCAATCTTGCTTTTTTCCGTCGGCCCAGTGTTGGCCAGTTGATCAACGCCTTCTGTTGTACCCCAATAAATAGCCATGTTAGCATTATCAAGCACACATTCTCTGCCACTTTTATTATGCGATCTTAGTGTGCCATGATATACTCCCCTGTATTCCGTCGTAATAATAACTTGTCTTTTTTTCGTTGTCATTTTTATTACTCCTTTAGTTTTTCTTTTGCGATTTTATAAAGCACGAGATAGCCGATAAGGTCCATTATTGTATCTTCATCGCTGATATATTCGCTGTTTGCTTTTATGTTTTTCAATCTTGACAGCTTATCGTCAATTCTAACTTGTAGTTGCATAAGCGGACTTGACTTGGAAAAAATTCTCAACGGTGCAAGCGCTGAATTTCCATAAGCCTGGTTTTTTTTTATCAACATCATCTTGATGTCCGCCAACACTTGATTTAGCTCAAGCTCAAACTCAAATTTTTTTTGTTCTTCGGTCATTTTGGGATACCCCTTGCTTTAATGAGTACAAATATTGATATAATTTGTTAGCATGTTACATGTCCCTATTAATTAGATCTAATTGGAAACTAATTTGTTTTAATGTCTTTAAGATCTCTTTTAAAATTTCGTCTTGATTTATATAGTAACTACATTGATTATTTTCCGTATCAAAAGCGGAACAATTTTCTACTAGACATTTTTTATCACGCAACGGACACATTTTTATGTTTGTCATTTAATTCCCCTTTTCGATCTCTTCCAATAATTTTCTTGCTTGCTCTATTGTCTTATAATCTGTATCCTGACACCTGTCAACTATTTTGCTATTAACACACACCAAACAGCCAAAACGATATCGTTTCGTTAATAAAACGAGACATTACCGTCTTTATCGGTGTGTCTCTCGGTTTCGGGCTCAGCATATCCAGTTGATCCTTGTTTGTCTTTGTCTTTGTTTTTGGCATCGTGTTTTTCTTCCCCCTTGTCGATCATTGATGAGATATTCGGATCTGTGAGCAACTCGGTGATGCTCGGCATTTGGTAATACCAGCCGTCTGGACGTCGTGTTAGTTTTTTTATCGGCACTTTTGCATTATCGTTATATATTTTGATTTGACCACCGAACACCCTTGCATTTGTTTTAAAACGTCCCTGACCTATCGAGTCTAAATATGTGTTGTAGCACTCAAGCAGTCTCGATGCTTTGATCTCCACCGGGTGGTCTAGCCCTAAAGAAATCTCACCGGTTTCAAATTGATCTTTGGGCGGATAAGACAAACTTTCATTGCTCACAAAATGCCATATCCATCCCCTTATGGTCGCTTTTTCGGTTGCAGCTATCTGCACTTTATGGCTTTCTGTCTGGTTTGGCCTATCGGCAAAATCAAAGTTTTTGTAGTCATACCTTTCCAAGTAAAGCCAAAAAGCTTCTTTACCTCCGTTGTTATAGATGTGCATAAGCTCTCCATAATAATTCCTATCATTTTTATGCTGATCAGATAGATTGATGGTAGTAAAACGCCGATCGAAAAACTCGATGGGTAGTGCCAGGTCTTCGTTAGATGTAAACATGAATCTCAAGTAGTTGTTGCCAAAATGCATCTTTTGGTTTTTTGCTTCCGTGTCCAAGGTATCGTCTGTGATCAGGCTTTTTAATCGCTCGTTTGCGTCTTTTACTCGATGTCTAGTGATCTCGTTACCCCCGACAAAAGACGCTGTTCGTAGGTGATCATTAAAACGTCCGAATATTGCTGCAGGATTACCCCCTATCTCGAGCGCATGGACGCCAAATGGGCCGCCTATTATGCGTAATGCAACTGTTTTACCAAAACCAGGGGGTGAGATCAGTATTGGGGCATGCCCTGGCTTCGAAAATGAACTTGCATTGTGATATAGCTCAGCAAAAAAATGCATCAACCACTCAAATGTTTTATCTACTCCCCCGGCTACTACGTTGTAAAAATAATCAATAATAGGCTGAGCCTCTTTTTGTGGGGTGCTCATCAGTGTCACATCGTTAATATGGTCCTGACTTAGGTTCCATCCCTCCCATAGGTTACGGCCCTTGTTTGGCAGGTCTGGCTCGGTATCTGGGCGATATGCAACGTATTCATACTCATGTCTATTGGGATGTTCGATCCAATATTTGCCCAGGTTGATGTTTTTTGGTTTTGCTTTTTTGTTTTCAGGGGGGATGACCAAATTTTGGTTTTTCATTTTGGTGAGCCAGTCTCTCACTGTGTATGGTACCCAGTTGGACGATCTAATCGAGCTTTCCCCAGGGCCCTGGGGAGCATGCCTAAAAACAAACAGTCTTCCCCCGATATACGCCAGGTAGTTTTTTTCGTTGATGTCTTCTATATGATTTTCTAAATCGTGGTATGAAGACATTTTTTATTTTCCCTTTTTTTTGTCGATTCATCATCAAAAATCTCTTGATATCGAGAGATCCCCAGGTCAAGGATCCGTCTGACCAGCTCGGCCTTAGATAGCCCGGTCTCCTTACCGAGTCTTTCCAGGAAAGTGTATTGCTTGTTCGTAACATTGATGTTGATGTATTTCATGCTACCTCTTTAATGTTATCGGTCCAAAATTTTCGAATTAACTATCAATACCACATAGGATTTGTGTTGAAAAGATATTTTTTTGGAAAAATATCAGAAAAAAACATACATAGGTACATAAAATATTCATGCTGTAAATACCTGATTTTCTTATATATATGTATATATGTATATTGTGTATATTATATATATACGTGTATATAGAAAGAGAAAAGAGTATATAGCAAGTTAAACGGTTTTATACATATACATACATATATACATTTTTCCTGTTATTTTAAGGGGTTAGGAGATGTATATTTTAATGTATGTATGTATGTTGTTTTTTGTAAATACCTGTTTCTGTTGATTTTATTGATTGTAATGGAAAGGATCTTTCCATCTGGGTAACCTAGCACACCCTGGCTGTGTGTGCAAGGGGAAACTGACAAAACTGGTTTTTTGGTAAAAATTATTCCGAAAAATATTCCCCAGGGTAATAGGCGATGTTCAAAGGGTAATAGGCGATGTTCAAAGGGTAATAGGCGATGTTCAAAGGGTAATAGGCGATGTTCAAAGGGTAATAGGCGATGTTCAAAGGGTAATAGGCGATGTTCAAAGGGTAATAGGCGATGTTCAAAAGGTAATAGGCGATGTTCAAAAGGTAATAGGCGATGTTCAAAAGGTAATAGGCGATGTTCAAAGTTACAAACTGTAGGTTTTGTCAATCCTGATTTTCCCAAATAAGAAATTTTTTTCACTAGAAATCTGAATATCCTTATAATCCGCTGATATTATTGAACAATCTTGGGACCGTGTTACAAACTGTAGGTTTTGTCAATCCTGATTTTCCCAAATAAGAAATTTTTTTCACTATAATACAGTGTGCAATCTGATTTGAAGAAAAAACCAGGGGACCAGTCCTATATTTCGTAATACGATAAAAAGAAACGCAAAAATAAATCCATCCCCTGGGGTTTGTAACGGTCCAGGGGATGAACACCCAGAATCGAGGGAAAACGATCATGAGTCATTAAATGTTAACATTTTGTCAAGCTTGCATCAATAAAACAAAAAGGTTATACAATAAATATGGGCTATTACAGACAAAAGACAAAAAATAAGTTTGACGAAAAGTCAACAAAAGGTGTTGACGAAGAATCAAAAAAAAATGTTGACGAAAAATCAACATCCAAAAGAGGAAGACCCACAAAATTTGATGATCTGTTTTTAACGCGTGCTTTAATGATGGCAAGGTTTGGTTTTACCGATAAAGAGATTGCTGAAAAACTTGGAGTTGGTTACAGAACTTTTCAGCGCTACAAAGCGGAAAAAGAAGATTTTTGGCGAGTCTTAAAGGAATGTACTAGCGATGTTGATTTAGTTTTAGAGTCATGCCTCTGTCAAAAAGCGCATGGATATATGATAGATGAAATTACTCATTGTGATAAAAATGGTACAAAGATTGTACGAAAACATATTCAACCTGATACTACTGCATTAATTTTTTGGCTCAAAAACAGACAACCAGCAACCTGGCGAGACGTCAAATCTGTGCACGTTAACGATGTAACCGAAAGGCCGATCAATATTGTCGTTGAAGAGATAACAAACGAAGGTGTTAAAAAGGGCACTATTGATGGTCAACAGATTAAAGCTTAATAAAAAACAATTTTTAGCATTTAAATATTTAAATGATAAAACCACTAATTCTGTTTTATACGGAGGCGGAGCCGGTGGAGGGAAAAGCTGGTTAGGATGTGCATGGATTATACTTAGTTCATTGTGGTATCCTGGCACAGTCTCTTTAATTGGAAGATCAAAACTAAAAACGCTTAAATCAACAACGCTGGTTACATTTTACAAAGTAGCAAAGTCTTTAGGGCTACAGGCTAACGTTGATTTTATTTACAATGATTCCAATCACAAAACATATCCTATGTCAGTTTTGTTTTTTAACGATTCGGTTGTTTGGTTAAAAGATCTTTTTCTTTACGCGCAAGACCCTGAGTTTGATGATCTTGGCTCATTGGAGCTAACACGTGTATTTATCGATGAAGCAAACCAAGTCACAGTCAAGGCACGTAACATTGTTTTTTCACGCATTAGGGAGAAGCTAACAGAAAACAATCTAACACAAAAAATGTTACTCACCTGCAACCCTGCAAAAAATTGGACTTACGCGGATTATTACAAACCCCATAAAGAAGGTTTGCTCGCTGAAAATAAAAAGTTTGTTTCTGCGCTTGTAGGGGACAATCCGTTTATTGATCCGAATTACGAAAAAGGTCTCAAGCAGTTATCATTAAATGAACAACAAAGATTATTGTTTGGCAATTGGGATTACGACGATGATCCCTCCCGGCTGATTGACTTTGATAAAATTGCTGACATCTTTACTAACACACACATAAAAGACGGAGAAAGATTTATCAGTGCTGACATTGCGCTTCATGGCTCAGATCAATTTGTTGTTGTTGTTTGGTCTGGCATGAAGATACTGAAAATAATCACATTAAAAAAATGCGAAGCAAAAGAGGTTGAAGATCTTCTCAAAAAAACATCAGAGGAATATTCGGTACCAAGATCTAACATCGTTTATGATGCCGATGGCCTTGGTGCATATCTGAGATCTTATCTGGCTGGTGCTGAGCCGTTTGTAAACGGGTCAAGACCACTTGAGGTTGATAAACAAATCCCTAATTTTCAAAACCTAAAAACACAGTGTTATTTTCGTCTTGCTGAAATAATTAAAAATGCGGGGCTATATATCTCGTCTTGTACCCCAGAGCAAAGAGATTGCATCATTGAAGAGTTGTCTTTTGTAAAACAGCGCAACATTGACAGAGATGGCAAGCTTCAAATTTTGCCAAAGGAGTTTGTCAAAGAGCAGATTGGTAGATCTCCCGACTACTCGGATGCTCTAATGATGCGTATGTTTTTTGAGATAAAACGATCTAAATATCTCGATCCCATTGGCGAAACAACCAGAGATCGTCTCGTTAATGCTCCTGGATATTTTGGCAAAAACGAATATGGGATAGCAGATCGCTATTGATTTTAATGTTGACAAATTGTTAATAAATAGTTTGCTTAATTGTTAAATAGTAGTAGGATCGATATAGTACCATGAAAGGATTTTACCATGCGTAGAATTTTCGAATTATTGGCACCAAGGCGATTAGATGACACCAGAGTTATCACACTAAAGGACATCGAGCAAGTTGTCGAATCGTCAAGCGCGAAATCAAAATACCCTGTTTCGATCGGCCATATGGCGGCTATGGGGTTTCCTACCGATACCGAGCCTGCAGCAGGAAACGTGACAAATCTTAGGGTTTCAGACGACGGGATTTTACTCGGTGATGTGGAGCTAACAGAATCAACTGAGCAGGATTACAAGGCAGGCAAATACATTTCTTGGTCTGCGGGTATTCATCGATATTCGGAGGAAGACGAAAACGGAAACGTAAAGTACACCCCCTGGACATTTGGACATCTTGCTTTATTGGGAGCAAAAGAAGCGGCATTTAAAGACTTACTAGAATTAGACTCAGAAGATTTTGCGGTAAGTGGATATGCTTCCGTCAATACAAAATGGACTAACGGGGCATTTTTATTTATTGATGACAAAAACAAAAACAAAGAGATGGTTTGTTTTTCAGTATCGGAAAACAACGCTGTTAGAGATTCTCTTCAAGATAAAAAACAGGAAAGCAAAAAAGAAAAAGAGGTTTTGGTTTACGAAAAAAGTAAGCCAAAAGAAACAAACAAACAAAAGGAAAAACAGATGGAAGAACTTGAACTTTTACAGAAAGAAAACCAAGAACTTATCAATAAGGTCAAGTTAATGGAGGAAGAAAAGCGCAACCAAAAGATCAAAAGCTTTGCCTCCATTGTCAATGGGTCTATTGATAAGATGAAAAAAATTGGTGTTGCATCTGATCTGGTTGCTAAGTTCAGCAATCAGATTAATACATCTCTGGAATCGTTTGTTGATAGCGATATTGACTTATCGATTTTTAGCATCATGGATGAAATTCTCAACGATGCAAAGCCAAAAATTAAACCAGGCCAAATCCATGTGGTCGATTCAGGTGATGATGTTGTCAGTGATAACATCAGTGCTGCATCTGCAGTCAATGCGATCATGAAATAAGGAGCAAGCAAGATGACAGATTTTGTTACTAAAAGGGCCCTGGGTAGCGAGACAACGAACTATGCCTTGTTTGTTGCCGATACTTACCTAGAAGAAGATTCAATTCTGAATAACAATGCAGGGACCTATTCGCCTGCAGTTGGTGACGTTTTGTGTTATGACACTGGCGACAGTGACAAGCACAAGCGCTATGACGCTGCAATAGGAACCGTTGTTATTCTTGGCATTGTGTCGGCTATCACTGTTGATCAAACGACACCCACAGCGGTTGAAGCGATTAAGTTTGCTACTAATGCAACGGTTCGTTATGCATCTCTGGGGACGGATAACGTTGACACGGCACCAGAAAAACTTGCCCTGCAAAATGCTTTAAGGGCTAAAAACATCAATACGGAGGACTAGAATGTATACAAATACCATAGACTCTGCCCTGAGCATCAGACCTGAGCTGGTTGTTCAGGTGTTGCAGACAATCCCGCCATTGGAAATGGAGATCACTGATAACGTTTTTAAAAACAAAAAAACAATTTACAGTGATACGTGCACAAAAGCCCAGGTTGATCAAATCATCCAAGCCGTGCCCTATGTAATGCCAGGTTCAGATCCACCGGCGATCACTGGTTATACAAAAACATACGAAGCCCTAACTGTTCCCCCGATGGAAGCTAGTCAAAGAGTTACGTCAAATGAGATCAAACGCGTATCTCAACTCAATGGACAAGATTACAATGCTTGGCTAGCTGAAAAGATGACACATGTAAAACGCACTCTTCAATACAATCTTGAATGGTACGCAAGGCATTTTTTAGTAAATGGATCTCAAAACTACAAAATGCTTGTCAATAACAACTGGCACAACTCTGTGTATTCCCTTGGTTCATTCGCAACGGTTACAGCCCCGAACACCAAGTTTGATGATACAGGGGCAACGTTAACCGGTGTGATGAATCATCTCGATACAATGTACAAGAAAAACAATGATCTTGGCTGGTTCATGGACAAAAATTCGATCATCACATATTGTAGGACAGAGGTTTTTTCTGCAATCTTGAACCTGATGAATTCGTATCATACCACCAATGTGATCGGTGTTGAGCGGGTTGACATTGATACAATCAGGCTTTCTGGTTATCTCCTTAAGCGCTTTGATGGAACAAGGAAAGATCCTGAGACTCAAGCCAATGGAGCGAGCATCACCGCAAAACGTATGTTGATGATCGATGTTGGAGCCGGTGCACCTCACACGATGGTTAACCTTGAGCTTGACAACCTGAACGCTGTTGGTGGTCAACGTCATGTATTGGTTGATGTGTACCAAGATCCACGTGGTAACTGGGTTGATATAACTGTTAGTTGGAGACCGCTTGGTTTATTGATCCCCCCTGCAGTTGTTGACTCTGGCGATTGCTTACTATAGGCGGTCATCATGCCACATTACAAAGTGCTTTTGGCAGCTAAGGGAACCAAAGAGGTTATTCGTTTTGATCATATTATGGTTGAGAGACCAGACATGATTGGAAAATACATAGGCAATGATCTTTATGACATCGTTGATGTTATCGATATTGATGGCGGTAAAAGTGTATTGACAAAGGGCAAGGATAAAAAATTTAAAAAAGACGAAGTGGCCAAACAAGAGAAAACAGAGAAAGATAACGACGATACACAACCGACAAAAAAGATCAAAAAAAGGTCAAAGGGTAAGTAATGGCAATAACAGCAAGTGACATTTTAGATTACATACTAGCAAATAAGTTGCATGTAGAAGACGGTGAATATCTACTACAGGAAAAAGTTGACTCGATGGGTATTGACGCTGTTGAGAGTGCTAGGGTTTGGATTTGGGGAAGGTTTTTACATGCTGCAGAAACGGATCAGTTTGAAGCTATGACCCTTGCTATATTGAGTAATCTAGATTCAGGCGACATGGTATCTTTGGCGACTATCAGGGCAGCTTTAGAGACTGCAGGTGTTTCAGACGTAGCCCAGACGGTTATGATTTTTGATGTATGGTGTCAACTTGCTGTATCGAACATTTGGCAAGCGGCTAAAATTCACAAAGAAGGGATGTATTCCAAGACGGAAGCTCAAGAGATGATAGATGCGATCATCGGACTTGATGCTTATTCGAGTATTACAGGGACAGGCTCAGGATCGGGATCTAGTGGTAGGGAGTTATTGGGTGAGCCTGTTATTGTAACGGACAATTACACAAAAAAAGAAATAAGCATAGAATGCGAGGGATTTGATCCACCATGGTCAGAGGAAGATGAGGTATTTGAAGGTGTTTGGGGGTCCGAATAATGGCAACAGTTGAATCTAAATTTATAGGATTTGATCCCAGTGATGAATTTGCAAAATGGATTGATCGGTTATCTCAGAGATCTGAGATGAAAAAAGTTTTGGATGCCTTAGGAAAAGGAGGTGTTACTGAATCTGTCAAATTCATTATGCAAAAAAAAGTGGAACCGCCATTGAAAGATTCAACAGTTGAAAGGCGTAGAAAAAAATCAAACGTTCCGCTTTTTGATACTGGTGTAGGTGCTCGCCAAATAGCGCATGACGTTAGTGTCGTTGATCTAAATACACGAGTGGGTGTTCCTGATGGATACATGGCGTATCATCAAGAAGGCAGGGTTCCCAATGCTCCGAAGCGTGAGTTTTTGCAGTTACCAGATGATGACATGATCGAAAAGACGATCATGTTTTACTTGGAGAAATAAAATATGGGACAGGTTTTAACAAAACCAATAAGGAAAAAAAAGAAAATTGTAAAAGAGTCCAGACCAGGGCTTTACAGGGTTTACAGCGAACCACAGAAAAAAGAAGGTAGCAAAAAAGTCTCAGTGATTAGGGACGAGATTGTTGCAAAGTCCAAACAAGATGCTCTTGATCAGTTTTCCGAAAAGCACAAGCTTGTTGCAAAGCAAGCTTTTCTCGTCAGAAAACAAACAACAAAACCGTCAGATGTAAAAAAGAAGACAGAGGAAAAAAAACCTGAAAACAAAAAGGATAGTAAGTAACAATGGATCTCTTGAAGCAACTTGCTAAAGCAATACAAGATAGAACGGGAGTTAGATCCGAAGCTGATCCGAGCACATCTAATATTCCTGACTCTCATTTTATTGTGTCTGCAAGTGCTTTTTGGCTTGAGCCGGATGGAACGCAAAGGGATGAAGGCTATTCATTTACTGAAAATGGGCCGCCTATCCTTGGTTTTAAGATGGCATTACCGATCAACGTTGTTTGGACCTGGACTGGCAATGGTGAGGCTTTCAGGGCAAGGGTTATTTATCAGACTGCAGAGAACGCAAAAAGTTTTCAAGAGCCTTTTAGGTTTTACGGTCAAATGATGAAGGTTCCCCCCGGTGAAGCTTACGATAAGATGGCAGCAAAGATCTCTGATTTTGATGATGTCAACATTGATGGAGTACAGGGACTCACTTACATTGTTTTGTTACAACGCAATGTTACTAATGATATTGTTTTTGCAAAACAAGATGATGGTAAATTTTTGGTTGAACAGGCTTTTTCTGGTCATATTTACACAGAAGACGGTCAAAGGAGTAAACAGTCATGACATTGGTTAGTTATGGCGTTAATGTCTATCAAGGGCCGACAAAGGGGCAACCACCTTTGCAGGTTGATAGCGAAATTCCCGCTATCATAGGAGCGTTTCCTTGTGATGATGGGGCCGGTTATGAGATCGGCAAACCATTGGAATGGTACGCGTGCACAAGCTGGGAAGATTTTCAAAACCAATACGGTGATATAGCTGTATGGGGTACAGGCAATCTTGATCGGTCCGATGGATGGAACGCATATAAATCGATAGAGAGAATTATGTACGGATTCGGGATCTATCCCGTGCTAATTTATAATGTATTAGATCCCTCAACAAATGTGACATCAGTTGTCGACGAATCAAAAACTTTTGTATCTGGTACTGATTACGTGACATTGACAAACAAATATATTTTGATGTCAACGATTGTTGTTACGGATGATCCGATGACAACAACATACGTTCTCGGAACAGACTACACATTGACCCGTAATACAACAACTGGTCTTGTTGAAGTTTATCGAATTGCCACCGGTGGTATTGGTGCAACCGATGACATTTTAGTTGACTACGATTATTGTGATCCAACATCGATCACAATGGCCCAGGTTACTGCAGCAATCCAAGGCGTTGATGATATTGTCACATCTGTTGGCTTTTCATATCTGCCAGGTTGGTTACATGTTCCTTATTGGTCTATGAAAGATTACAATAGTATTCTTTACGCGACAGTAAGAACGGACATGCTTGCCATGGCCGATAATCTAAACAGTGTGTTTATGCTTCGCTTTGTCTACGATCTTGATGAAAGCGCATTTGCTACCAGTGGAGACCTCCAAGATCTTTATGACGAGAAAACGATCTTGTCTGAATTTGGCAGGGCCATTGCCGCTTCAGGGACCTATGGCGCGACAACTGAACAGTTAGGATCTGACTGGTACATAGGCATGCAATCGGATGAAGTACAACTCAATGGTTATCCAGGTGTGTCTTGTTCGAATAGACCGCTGACAGGTTTCACACCGGATAACAAGCTGTCATTTCCGACTCAATCAAATGCAGTCAGGGACAAAGGGATCATATGTTCAATCCTTGATACTGCAGATCGTGGTTGGTGTTTATGGGGTACCTGGACAAGCTATTTTAACGGAACAGCAACAGACCTAGCACTTGATTCGACAAATCAAAACGATGTTATTGTTTATCTAAACAAATCCATTATTCGTGACCTGTGGGTAAAAGCACAAGATCGTAATTTTAACAAATACACGATCTTTGCCTACGTGGACAGCATGAACACGCTAGGAAAACAACTGGTTTCAAGGGGTCAGATGATTGGCTTTGAGATTGAATTTAGAGAGGAAGACAATCCAGATCTTTCGACGATGATCAAGCTCAGGCTTTACATACTGGCACCCGAGCCACAGAAAAGAACAGACGTTGAGATACAAGTTGATCTAACTTATTTCAACACTCTGTTTGGTTAGGAGGAAAAAAATGCCAGTTGCAGATCAATTAATTAAAGCGTTTCAGGTCTCTAAATTTCAGTGTTATTTTGACGGTGATCCACAACCATATGTTGCACAGGTAACATTACCAGCAATCAACAATGCTATCGAGACCTTTAACAACACAAGCACCGGGGGACCTGTCGAGGTTGCAGACCCTTGGAGAGCTGCTCCAGATGGGGACGGCGAGATCACTTTTGAAGCTGATAGCGCAACAATTCTACCTAAGATTATGGACGCATCCAAAATTGTCCAACTAAATCTTGCCATGGCTCAGAACAACTTAAACCCACAACTTGGTCAGTTTTTGCCCATACCGATCAACTACAAAATTGGTGCTCAGTTTTGGGGCCCAGGCCTGGGGACGATTGGGCTAAGTGTTAAACGAGAGATCACCGCAAAGTTCAAATTGTTTACACTTGTAATGGAGGTAAACCTTGTCAAGGTAATCAATTATGATTTTGTAAATGGTCAGTACGAAACGGACGCGGCAAGTTTGACCGCTGCATTAACAAACATTTTTGGATAAAAAAAATCCTAAGAATCGAGGGAAAAAAAATGAGTGAAAAAGAAAACGAAAAGAAACAAACGATAAAAGAAAAAATTTTAGGTGCAAAAGAGCAAGCAAAAGAGTATGAGCCACAGATTGAAGAGATCGAGGCAATGTCGAAAGATCTTGGTTATGACATTGGTTATGATCAGGACTTTGCTCGACAAACACCAAAGAAAGAAGGGTTGCCAAAGGTGGAGCTGACAAGACCGTCAACGGTAGGGGATGGCATACGAGCGGAATTGATGGCTAGGAGACATTTTGGCATAGGGGTTGATGAACCCGTCCCTGATTTTGCTCTGATGCTTGCTAAGATCTCTATGCTGGTTAAATTTGATGGTAAGCTTTTACCATTGCCAGAGATTGAAAAAATAGACCCAGATTTTTTATTTCAATTGTCGCTAGTTTACGCGAGACATCTAGCGGCTTAGAGGATTGGGTTTTGACAGATATTACAGAGGATAAGGTAATTGAGATACACGCCTATTTATGGGCCAATGGTTTGCCGTTATCCTACGATGATGTCATGTGTTTTAAGGAGACTTATTTTTGGAAACTGTATAATCAATATGTAGATGAGTTAAAAAGTAGGAGCTGATATGCCTGGTCATAAAAGACTTTCTTTTGAGCAAATTGGATACAACGAAGATTCAAGGCGTACAAGGACTAAAAAGGGAGTACTAAGGGAAATAACAACACCACAATTTTCAATTCCTATGTCTACGGAAGGGACGCTTTTACATTTACGAGTTGATAGACAAGACATAACTAACGCGGTAAAAAACAGGAACGATATTGTTGACACCATTGAGATATATAAAAACGCTGTTGTTTTAACTAAAGCTTTTCCAACTTATTCCCTTGATTACTCTTTTATTAAACAATCAATTTACATAAATTATTTAGGCGATCAATCTGAGAAAGTTGAGCCAGGGGTTTATCAATGACAAATATATTTAGTCTAGATTTTACCGAAATGTTTGAGCATATGATCGGTGTTTATGAAGATATTTCTGGTTATACCATTGAACGTCAGGATGCTGAGAGGTTGATGTTTCAGATCTTCTCTGAGGAAATATATTACTGGGGATCTGGCTGGGTGTCGGCAAGTCAACAAAACTTCTTAAGCGGTATGACGGATGATCAGATTGACGAATACGGCGAATTTACAGATACAGAAAGGCTTGCCTCGACGCCTGCGTCTTTTGTTGTTAGATTTGAGTTTTATGAGCCACTAGTCACGGCCCTGATATTGTATGAAAACACAACCGTTCCAGGAACAAACGAAAACGGAACATATACATTTAAGATAACAGAAGACACCTATGTTGACGCTGGTCTTGACCATTATGATATTGAAATGTTTGAGTTTATTGATTCAACAACAAACAGTGGAGCAAGTGCAAATAATATTGAAATAGGAAACATTACAGCATTAGATACTGACTCCGAAGCATTGTACGAAAATAATATTATCGAGACTGTTTCTAACATAACAGAAAGCTCCGGTGGTGTCGACTCTGAGAGTGATGAAAATTATATTGAGAGGCTTAGGCTTGCTCCTAGTAAATTCTCAACCGGGGGAGCCTATGACGCTTACCGTTATTGGGCAAGGCGAGCGAGCGCAAACATTGCAGATGTTGGTTTAGTAAAAGTTGGATGGAATATTAATCTTTATATATTGCCGCAAAACTATGACGGTGCTTATGATATTGAATTAATTGGAGATGAAAATTCACAGCTAGATAATTTGTCCCTAACTGGGTTAACAATAGATGAGCCCCAATTTGGAACAACTGGCAATACTGATAATGGTGTTCTTTATTGGAATCTAACTGACACCGGGGGAACAAGGACTTTTTCTATTTATTCGGATAGCGCTAAGACAACCCTGGTTGCTCAGTATACCGGCTCGGATGGATTAGGGGTTACAGTTGCAGAGCAAGGTGGATCTGGGCTATCTGGTACTGTTGATCTTGCTTATACAGCGGATGATACAGATTCTTCAAATAGAATCAATTCAGCTATGCAAAGTGTAGGAGCTGTTCAGTTAGTAATGTATCCTGAAACAGGTTACTCAAAAATAAGACCATTAAATGATATTGTTAAATCAAATCTTATTTCTGATGTTTCTTTTACAATTTCAGGCATAGATATTGTGATTGATACTAACAATATTGAAACGGTAAAAAACAAAACTTTGCAAGCTGTTGACATTTTTATTGTGTCTCTAAAAAACAAAGCTGGTAAAGATGTTGTTAGGTCTCAGTTAGAAGGGATAATATCATCTATTGAAGGTGTTAAACAAGTAGTTGTTGAGCTTAACAGCAGTTCAGGCATAGCAAAAATATCAATAGCTAATTCGGAGGTTGCTTTTGGATCTTTTTCTAGCAGTAACCTGACGATAACGGTTGAGCTATGACGGAAAGTGTATCTAGATTTTTTAAATGGTCTGATGATAGCGGTAATTTTGCGACCAGCAATCTTTCTGTTCAGGGGTTCATTGCTGCAATTGATTACATGATATATGATACAAGCTACACGAAACAAGATCTTTCTGTTTTAACACATATCCCTTTGAATGATTTATTGTTGCGCGTACCAATATTTAAAGGCATCAAATACAATCTTTATAGAGAAAATGTTCTTGACGAACTTGCTGAACAATTCAATGTGTTAGGCTGGCAGTATGCTGGTAAGTACAACATAACTACCACAGTCCAAGATAGAAAAAATGATTTTTTAAAAGTGTCAGGTGATATACTTAGACATGCTGGGACAGCATACGCTATCTATATGATAATGACACAATTTGGTTATACCAATGTAATTGTTCATGAAAATTGGGATGTTGGTATTTTGTATGATGGCGTTTTTGATTATGACGGAAAAGCCATTTACAGTGGTAGTTTAGATAATCAGCTTTTTGTTGTTGAGTTTACATCCGATCATGACATTGACTCTGATGAACAAGATGCAATAGTTGACCTGATTAATTCTTACAAAAAATATAGGATTGAGCTTTATGCTCTAATCATTCACGAGCCGTCAAACCCCGGTGGAAGGACCGAGGTTATTTGGCCATAGGAGTTTTATTATGTGGGATCCTAATGACTGGATTACAGATTTTGCAACAGCATACAGAACGATTAAGGTGCCTGAAACAACCGATCCCGTTCTAGGGCTTGATGAACCTGTAGGGGCAATTTTATTTTCTGCTCTGCCTGATTATTCTGGATCTCAATTTGCAAACATGGCCAACAATTCACTTTACAACGAGTTGCGTTTTATTGATGACAACGTTACTTTAACTGTTGGCAATGAGACGCAATTGATTGCAGCTAAAGACTGGTTGTCTAGGCGTACCGTCTTGATTGGAGGGGTAGGAATAACGGTCAACATAACTGCAAGTTTTTCGTCAGATGAATGGCCGATTGTTTTTAGCGGTATCGTTGGAGACGGTTATATTTATATAAATGGCAACGGCTATAGTTTAACAAATACTGACAATACTAGATTCTTTTATTTTGACAGGTGTATGGTTGAGGCGCAAGTCTATGATGTTGACTTAACAAACACTGATGCCCTTGGTGCAACATACATTGAAGCTGTTGACTGTTTTTATGTTAGGTTTGTAGCTGTGACTTTTAAAGAACCTACTGCAGCAAGTTACGGAATAAAACTTCAAAATGTTTTTAATTCATCAATTTCTGGATGTTCATTTGAAGACGATTTCATATCATTTTTAGAGATGATCAACTCATTTTGTTCTGTTAACGCTTCGTCAGATTTCGGATCGATACCAACAACGCAACCTATTAAAATATCTTATGGTAGCGTGTTGCACTTCGATAAACTAGATGTTTCTCTTACTGGCCAAAGTTTAACTTCGCCTGTTTATGTTGGTGTTGTTCGGGATGATTCATCACGTGTTCATTGTGTTGCCTACGGAACAAGTGGTGTTGTTACATTTACCGGGTCTGATCCTACCGCTGTTTCTGCAGACATACAAAGATTCTTAGACTTTATGCCAAAAGAATTAAACACTGACGTTACACTGGTTTTACCTGCAATTACCATCAATGCATATCCTTTGACCGTTGAAGGTTTTTATGGAACAGGGACGCTTAAAATAAAAGGTGCAACGTCATATACATCAAAAAATCTCAGCTTAACAACTATTATTTCAACAGACGACGATGATTCAGCGGTTGAGATTAAACACTGTAGGTGTAAAGTTGTTTTGGATAACTTAAAACTTAACCGAAGTGATTCAGGTGCAACAGTTGGATCTTTAGCATATATACTTGATTCCAGAAATGTTCTTTGCAATGTTCTTTATGCAGTCTCGGCCAATTACAATTCAAATGGATGGCTTGCACAAGAGAGCCAGTTTGTGATGATACACGAGTGTTATTGTGGTAAGACTGACAATGGGATTGTTGCCACTGATGCTAGTTATGTTGTTGCACTAGATAACGTAGAGGAAAATAGCGGGTCTTCTCTGTGGCCAGCTCAGTATGGAAACTATGCAACCAATGGATCAATTATCAGAATGACAACCGGGGCTTCTAATCAGATAAATGGTGCTTCAGGGAGTGCAACATCAGACAATGGTGGAGATACGCACGCAAGCTGATGATTACTAATAGAATACTACCATGTGAATTACTTTCCTACTCTGTTGACGGGTATGCAACTGTAAAACTTCCACAATATGAGGGAGATATTAGAGATCTTACAATTGAAGAGGTTGTTCCAGTTAACACAAATTCACTATCTCAATTTAACCCTAAGATTGGTGACAAAGTTCTTGTGTGTTTTGATCATTTTGGAGATTCTTATCTACTTGGTTCTCTTCATTGTCAACAACAACCATTTACTGAACCACTTTTACCAGATCAAAATCAAGTTGTTGCAAATGATAATATTTCTTTAAAACAAACAGCCCTAGGACAATTTGGTGTAACGAAAAACAATATTGTTCCAGTACCTCCATTTACAAATAACGAATTACTCGATATTATTTTAACCTGGATGAATCTTGTTAATACTTCCACGTGTCCCCCAGGTAGTCCGTTAAGCAACTCTGTAAATATGGTTTTACTTTATACCTTATTGTTACAGTTTAAGGTACCATAATGGCAAAAAACTTTCAGGCATGGGTTGAGCTGGGGTTAAGAGATAATCTCACCGGTCAGTTATCAAATGTTCGCAAGAATGCAGCTATGTCAGCGATCAGAGTATCGACGGCATGGAAGACAAACATGGCTGCAGTTGTTGTGGATTACAAAAAAGCCATGGCGTCAATTCAATCTGGTCAAAAGTTGATGCAATCGGGGATGATGACTATGGCGAAAGGGGTTGCTGTTGCTGCTCCGCTTGCTTTGGCGGCCAAACATGCCGCAAAGTTTGAAACCGGTATGGCTGAGATCGCAACACTGACAGATAAGTCAGTGAATGAGATAATCACATCATTCGGCCCAGTTGTCGAGGCAACACAAACAAGCTTTGGCAAAAAACAACAGGATGTTATCAAGGCGTTGTATGATGGTTTTTCAGCCGGTGTTCCTCAAACAAAACAAGCAGCAAAGGAGTATCTTGACGCTGTTGGTCAGATGGCAGTAGGGGGAAAAGCTGATCTAAGTGTTGCTGCAGATGCCATGACAACAGTCATGAACGCATACAAGGCACAAGGGATCACTTATGCTCAAGTCTCTGATCAAATGTTTACAGCGGTAAGAGAGGGCAAGACAACACTATCAGAGCTAGCACAAAATATTGGTCAGGTTGCTGCCCCTGCAGCCGAGGCAGGGGTATCATTTGCCGATCTGATGTCTGTTACTGCAGGGTTAACCGCATCTATCGGCAAGACACCCGAATCAATGACCGCCATTAGAGCCGTAATGACTGGCTTGATGAAGCCAGCTCAAGCAACAGCGAAAGTTTTTAAACGCCTTGGTATCGAGGTTAATAAAGAGAGTTTGCAGAATAAGGGCCTTGTTGGAACATTTGATGATATTACGTCGTCAATCAACAACTACACAAAAAGCGAAAATGAACGATTAGAGATTTTGGGTGAACTTTTTCCAAATGTTAGGGCCGATCTTGGAGCAAAGATTCTTGCAGGGGCAGCGAACGAAAAGGTCAAAAAGACAATTGATGCCATGGCAAAATCACAAGGCAACGCCAGGGTTGCTTTTGAAAAAATGGCAGGAACGACCGAGCAGCAATATAATGTTGCTATGGCTGAGGCATCAGTTGCTTGGAAAAATTTTGGCACAACAATGCTGCCTATTGTCAGGGATCTTTTAAAAGAGCTAACACCAGTAATAAAAAGTACATCATCATGGATCAAGGCAAACAAGGATACTGTTGCAACGTTAGCAAAAATAATAGGGATAACCGGTGGGGTTATAGTTGCATTGGGAGCAATGAAAATTGCTTTTGGTTTTAGTAAAATTGTTTGGGGATTGGTCAGGGCCGTTAAAGCGTTGTTTCTTGTCTTTAAAGCAAACCCTTTAGCAATCATAATTGCTGGTTTTGTTGCATGGGGATCTGTAATAAAAACGGTTTATGATAATTGGAATTTTTTAAAGGAAAGCAATTGGGATGATGTTGGTAAAGCATTTAAGTTGATGTGGGAAGACATTCTTGGGACGGTCAGAGGTGTTTATAATACCATCGCAAAAATAATGGGGTGGGATGAATGGAAAGCACCTAAAACCATTGGAATAGAAACAGAGGTAAGTCAGGGCAAAAAATCAAAAGAGCTTGGCACTGGCACACAACCGAAGCAAAAAAGTTTACCTGTTGGTCCAGTGACTAAAATTGACCCTAGGAAAGATGCTCCGGTTAGTAAGACATCTAATATCAACACTAAGGTTGATTTGAACATAAATATCAACGGAAACGCTCCACCGAAAATTGGAGAAGACATTAAACAAAAAGTAAAAGAGGTTATGGACGAAGTGCACAAAAAATCGCAAATGCGATCTTTAGCAGGAGCCGCATAAATGGCAACTTTAAAACAATGGGGATCTTTGGGTAACGTTGTCTTTGAATTTCAGTCAAGCCCAGTATACGGTTCTTACTCAGAGTCCAGATCGGCCCTGTATACCGATCAGAGACTACTTTTGACAAAGACGCCCATAGGTACCTTTTCAGGCCAAAAGCCTAAGAGGCAGGCTGCCGGATTGGATCTGGTGACTGTTTCGTTTGACTGCAAGATCTCAGCGTTGATTCTTACCACAATTGATCTACAACTCTGGGAAAAAGTGCTTTTAACCGGGGGACTCGGTGGTCCAATTGCTGGCGATCAGTTCGGCAAATTGAAAAAGGACGAAAGGTTTTACACTGATGTCCCTGCCTTTATCGAGTCACTTGACGATCTGTTAGATTCTCAGGCACCTGCCAGGTTTCATGTTGGAGAAAAATACCGTGGTAAGTTTACCCTGGATAATTTAGATAAGACCGTTTTTCATTACCCGAATGGCGAAATAAAACAAGCAGAGCTGTCACTTAAGCTTGTAGAATGGATTGACTGAAATGGCTGTCGCTGATTATTGGGTCAGGTTGTATCCTAGGGAAATCGATCTTGCAGATGATGTTTATCGTCTTGATTCTGTTGAGACCAATATAAGAGTTGTCAACGTATCGATCAACACCACTAGTATTGAATACATTCAAAATGATGAGGCATTTTTTGGGAGCTTTATTTTAAATCACGATCTTCTAGCTCCTAACTGGTCTGTGACTGACACATGGGGGCCTGGGGGATCAAAAGCATTTATTAGGGGTGACTCTTACAAAAACTTTTTATTTGTGTGTACTGGTGGATCTGTTATGTCGTTCTTGATTTCAGACGGCGACATAACGGCAATACAAGAAAAGACAGCTCCAACAAGTGCAACTGACTGCGCTTATTACAATGGATACTTGCTTGTTTGTGATGATGTTTACATTAGAAGTTACAGGGTAGAGTCTGATGGAAAACTTAATCAGGTTGATAGTCTTGAATTTGTATCTTCGTTTGTTTGTATTCATGTTAATTCTGATTTTGTTTATGCTGGTGATTCCAACGGATATGTTAGGGTTATTTCATTAGACGACGATGGTCAACTGAATTGGGTTAGTTCAGATCTAGTCAATTCTGATATAACTGACATAGTTAGTGATTCTCAAGGATATGTTTTTGTTGCTGGTTATAATCTAACTGGTGCAAAGCTAAAAACATATTCTGTTGATGAATCTGGTGATCTCGAATTAGTAGATCAAAGTTCATACCTCGGTACTGAAACAGGGGGTTTAGCGATAGATAACTATTTGGTCTATATGGCCAACATTGGATCTGGTTTGAGGGTTTTTCAGCACACAAATGGAAATCTATCTTCACCGCTAACTATAACCCCCGGTAATCCTGTTTATGCTGTTAGCAACTGGGAGTACTACACATATGTTTCCTTGGGTGCAAATGGTGTGGTGATCTATTACATAGAAGAGCTAGCTTCAATGGATTACAAGTTGCTTAAAACTTTATCAGCAATAGATAGCGACTGGATAACTATTGTACAAAATAAAGCACTTGCTTCTGACACATCAGGTTTTAAGTTGCAATTGATCGAATTATCTAACTCTCCATATGTCGATACAACTGTTACTTTTCAGCCAATAGAAGCAGGAGTATATGATGAGGAGGTAACATATCATTTAAGTACAGCCCAATCTACAGCTTTACTGAGTTGTGAAGCAACATGTATTGCCAGAGTTGAAACATTAATAAATCCTGCAAGTCTAACATTTGAGCAAACACAAGTTAAAGGCAGTTCGCAAGCGCAAATTTCGAGAGTGTTAAATCATGGGGATTCAAACTATAATATCACTGAGATAAAAATACCAGACGGTTTCAATATTTCAGATGAAGTTTTACCAAAAGCTTTAGAGAGTGGTGTACTAGATGCAATAGAGTCTTTTAGTGAAAGTGGTTTTACTCCATCATCATTGGTTGCTTGTGGCAAATATTTAGTTGCAATAAGTGATACAGAGATGAAATCGCTTTATGTGGATTCAGACGGTAGTATAACAGAGGTTGATAGTTATGCGTCAGTTGGAACAACGGATACGGACATAACAGGCGAATATATTGACAACTGTCTTTTCGTTTGTCGTGGCGGAGATGGGCTTTTTGCCTATATTGTAGACCAATCAAGTGGTGAAATAACACTAATGGACTCAATCGACATGGGAGGACAAGCAAAACAAGTTACAAAGCTGGATGAAATTATTTGGCTTGCAAATGGATCAAGAGGTGTTGATAGTTTTAAAATTGTCTCCGGTGAATTTGTTCATTTGTATCAACATAATACAGATGTCACTAGCGTCAGCGGAATATGTGTAAATGGTAGTAATGTATTTATTGCTGTTGATTATACACCAGCATAAGGGGTTTTACAATGCATAGTATAAGAGCTTTTGGATATACGTCAAACCCTGGTCAGGTTGGAACGTTAGTTGATGAATTAGAATTTGAATATCATGTACTGGATAAGCTAAAAATAAATAGCGATGATACCATAGTTTTAAATGGAACATTAACAGACTGTCAGAATTTTATTTACACATTAAAGCTAAATGGATCTCTTAGTGTCGTTGATAATCTGTCTACTGGAGAATATGCCTTCACATACTTTGACATAAAAAACAATAGTGTTTTCTATGGAGATTATTATGATGATTCGGTTTATAAGGCTGATATAGATTCCAATGGCATAGCTATATTAAATGATTGCGCTGTTGGCTCAGTTGGTACAGTTAGTTGCATATCTGTAATGGATTCAGGATTCATCGGAGCCCTAGGTCTTTCAAGTCCTCCGGTTGTATATATTATTGACAATCCATCTGATGGGTATATTGATCTAAATGTTGTTTTTAATCCTCAATATCCAGGCGTTTATGATGATCAAATAAGAGTTGAAACAGATTCCCCAGGGTCTTTGCATTATATTCCCGTTTATGGCGAATCACCAGAAATAACCCTTATTGATGATTATGATCTTTTATTGGATCATGATATGCGCTGGGATCAAATATCTTACTATTGGTTTAATACTATGGGTTATGTACAAGAAGTAAAAGACGCAAATGCACATATTCCATTATCTGTTAAGATGCAAAAATATGTTCCAATTTGGACACGTGTTATAAAGCCAGACATAGGTCAAGAATCAATTTTTGTGACATCATCTAATGAATGGAGAGCGACAGTTGATTAGCTCTTATAAATTTTTATGGAATGGTGCTGACATAACAAGCACATTGAATATCAAGTCTATTAGTATAGATGATGATATGGGGCTTGAAGCTGATTCCATGGAAATTGTTTTGTATAATGAGGATAATAAATATTTAGATTACTTTGTTCAGGGCGATGATGTTAAAATTGATTTTGTTTTTGATAACGGGAAAACCTTTAGCACTGGATTATTTTTTGTCGCTACCATAGGCGGAATAATAGGATCTAACAATGAACATAGGCTAGGGCTTATTTCTGTTCCAATGGATTCCCCTGGTATCAGAAATCAAATGTCTTATGCGAGAAAAAATGTAACATTAAAAACTTTACTTTCTGATGTTTGCAAAAAAGCAAACTTGGTACTTGTATACAGGCTGATGAGAAATCCAGCTTTGCCATGGAACATAAAATTGAAAAACGTTTCCCATACTGACGAAAAAGTAGGCGAAATAATAACAGAGTATGCAAGTACATTTAATGTAATACTAAAGATACATAACGAACAATTGATTTTTTCAGATAAAAAATCGTATCTGCTTGATCCGCCGGTTTATACTTTTAACCCTTACTCTGATCCAATTGAGGATTTTACATACGAAATGAATTGGAATCTTTATTCTCAGTATGATGTAAAATACTATAATCCTAAAACCGGCATGGTAACAAGCGACAAAAAAACAAAAAAGAGTACAATAACAACAAAGTCAGAAACGATAAAAAAGATCAATTCCAAAATCAGTGATCCTGATATGGCAAGGGCTATTGCAATGAGTGTTGATGATCAGTTTGAATTCAGGGTTTCATTTTCCACTTATGACAATCCCGATCTTGTTGCTGGTAACGTTGTTATGATAACTGATCTAGGGAATTTTTCAGGTCCGTATTTAATAACAAAATCTTCTCATGATTATCAAACGTCATGGAAAGACACAATAGAGGCAATAAGCCTTTTCTGATTGAAAGGGGTCTATTATGGGATCTAGGTATGTGGTAACGAGTGATGACAGAACAAGAATGGAAGAATTACTCGAGAGTGAATCAATTGTTGTTCCGATTGGAGCAAGTTTTACTGTTGTAGATTCTAAGTACAATACATACGAAGAAAATAGGGGTATTGATTCCACCGAGAGAAACCAGCTTGTTTTGTTATTGGAAATATCTGGCACAATGCCAATAGGAACAGAGATCGTGATCACTCCTAACATAAGTCAATTTGGTGAAATCTCAGCATTTACCCATACGACAACTCAATCTTACACTGATCAAGATGCAGTAATTGAAATTGAGCATGACAATTTGACATATAGCGATTTTATTAAAGTACAGTACAAGCTCAAACAAGGTGGTTCCGAATACACGATCAATAGGATGACCGGTATTTTAAAAAAAAAGTCTGACACTGCCATAATTGAAGAACTCCAAGAGGCAAACACCGAAGCAGGGGAACCTATGGGTTTCCCGAATCTTACCGATTCGGTTATTTCTTGGACGGATGGAACAAAGACTTTCTCAATTGCACCAGCCGTTAATTCTTTTGATGTGTGGGTCCAGGGAAAAAAATTCACCAAGTATGCTGCAGAAACGCTCATAGGAGATGGAACAGATTTTACCATAGCCGAGGGTCTTTGGTATTTTTCCTATGATGTAAACGGCGATCTGGTTGCTTCTCAGACAATTTGGGATTTTTCCCAGGTAGCACCTGTCTATCTCATCTATTGGGATAACACCGGTGAAACGGCAATAATTGAATGTGAGGAACGCCATGGCATCACTATGAGCTGGGCTACTCATAAACATATGCACTATGGTGAGGGTACGCATTATATTAGTGGTTTACTCCCAGGTGACATAACATCGGATGGTAGCGGTGATTTGGATGCGCATGCTCAGTTGTCAATAGGAAGTGGTGAGATAGCCGATGAAGATATTTTTACGAGTATCGCGGCAATGTCTTTGCCAGCTCAGATCCCTGTTTACTACAAAACAGGTGCATCGGGGTTATGGAGAAAAACAACAGCAACAAATTTTCCTGTGAAAGAATATGGGGTTTCTGATCGCCTTGCATACAACCAATACACCGGTGGGACTTGGCAACAGACTGAGGTAACAAACAATGGGTTTGTGCTTGCTCATATTTTTGCTTTACCTGATGTCAATAATGATGTCATTGCCATCCAGGGGGAAGCTGAATACCTCACACAGTCTGCAGCCAGAGACGGAGCTGAGATTGAGCTTTTAGCTTTACAGGTTGCTGGCTTGCCATCTGAAGAATGGATACCTATTTGTACGTTGATTTATCAAACATCTGACAGCTATTCCAATACAGTTGAGGCAAGGATAAGAAGCACGGGAACGGGTGACGATTTTATTGACTGGCGTTTTTATGGCATCGGACCTGCCCTTGGAGGGGGTCCGCCCAGTCCGCAACCAGTGATAGAGACTGTTGTCATGCCTGTATCGATTGGATGGGTAGAAGATGGAAGCACACCTCCAGAGACATCTTTTCTTTATGAAGGTGCGACTAATGGAAGTATAAGACTCAGGAAATTTGCTGGGGATTCGGACAATGACATTTTGTTTCCTTGGAAGGTACCACATGACATCAAAGCGGATGAAGGCATCTTTGTTTCTTTGGACGGGGTAATCACTGAGAGTACTGTTCCAGCTTCAGACGAAGGGGTGTCTTTTAAGATAAAAGGCTACTCTATTGGACAAGGTGATAGTATAGATTTGACTTATGGATCAGAGGTTGAAAGCGCGCTTGATCTGTATGCTGCAGGGGCAACAACACAGGGCGATCATTTTCTCACTGATAAAAGCGATAAGATAACGATCACGGATTTAGCAGCAAACGAAATTGCAATGATTGCTATACGCAGACATACCGGCGATACTGATGATGATTATCAAGAATTTGTTGGTATAGCATTTATTAACATAGAATATGTTAGGGAGGTGAAAACTTCATGATGGATTTTGCATACCAAAACGGAATATATGTTCCAAAGGCTGATTTTTTAACATTGCCGAGGCCTCCAAGCATTGCAAATCTAAGTCAATATCTCACTGCAAATGGTGTTAGGGTAAAAGCAGATGTACGCTATAACGGGAAAGATGCGGGTTCAAGCTCGTGGGCTCCATGGGGGCCTGGTGGATCATTGACAATCACCAGCGGTACGTCTCCTACGCTGAATGATGGATCTCCGTTATTTGGCGGAGCTGATGACTCGGTTAAATTCAACACAGGGGCAGCTTATGAAGATACGACTGGGTTAATTGGACAAGTTACCACAGAAGATTTTGTAATAGAAGCTATTATCAAAACACAATCGGACGGGGCTGCTGACGGTTTTATTGCTACGACACGAAATTCATCTACTGGCTGGTTATTGTACCAACCCGGTTATCAAATTAGATTATTAATTAATGACGGTACATCATCAGTATCCTGGACAGGTGTCAAAGACCCTGATCATTGGTATCACGTCCTTGTTTTTGTCAACAGAGATGAAGCGTCAACAGATGGTTGTAAATTTTATATAAATGGTGTTGTTGATGGTTCCGGTGCAGACATGTCAAGTTCTTCATCATCTTTGTCTTCTGAAAATTTTACAATTGGTCGTCGTGCCGAGGCATCGACAGCCCCGTATCAATCAAACGTTGCCTATTTGGCCATGTGGAAATACGCTTCTTGGTTCAAATCAGGCTCAGACGGCCCTGCAGAATGGGCCGAGATTGCATTTGAACGTTTTTGCACTTTGTTTAGTGCACAAGCATATGGAGGTGGAACAAAAACACCATTGTTATTTGAGCGATCGGGTACCGATTATACAATGAAATGGGAAGAATCGCTAAATGCTTATAAGCTTTATCAAATTGGCGAGGATATGCCAGCATTTAAGCGGGTTAAAGATAAAAGTGGTCAAATTTTTTGGGGTTATTCACCAAACGAAGCAGCTGAAAACAAAATAACCGAAGCAGAAGATTTAACAACAGATTGGTCAAGTATTGCGTTAAATAGTATAAGTTCAAATGTCGTTGATTGTCCAGACGGGCGCACTGTTGTTGATGGAACAATTGCCAATACTACAGACACCCAACATGGCGCTTCTATTACAGCAACATTGACGGCACAGTTGTATACATTTTATGTTTTAGCCAAACCAGGTGATCAAAATTGGGTTAAATTAGAAGACAGCACACTAACTAACTGTTACGCTTATTTTCGTATAGATTCAGGCAACGAACAAGTTGGTTCTACGCCAGGGGCAGGGGTCGACGATGCTTACGTGTTTCCAAATTGGTGGAATGGTTTTACAATGGTATCAATCACATTTACCGCAACAGCTGCTTCCCACACCTTGAAAATACTATCAGCTGCAGCGGATAACGATGACGACTTTGTTGGTGATGATAGTACAATTAATACTTATTGGTGGGGAATGACATGTGTTCAACATGATTGTTGGTCTACTCCGATTATATCAGTTGGTGGTACTAAATCAAGGGTATGGTCTGCACTGAGGTACAAGGGAGATGATGGTTTTGTAAATAATGTTGATCGCATTGGGTCTATGCAAAATGAATTTTGGTTTCCTGATTACAATATAAGAGATCCAAGGCCAACTATGTACATCACAAAAAATGCATTAACAACTGATCGAATTTTTGCTTATGCTCAGTCAGCTGAAAATTACCGTTCACAAACTGAGGCATCCGGTGGAAACTCTGGTGTTTGTGGAGCGGGAACGGATGTTGCTGATGGGTACCCGCATCGAGTATTGACCAGATGGGAAGATGACAATCTCGAGAATTTTGACAATCTAGATGCGGGTACACCTGATACAGATTGCTTAATGCCAGGCGATCAGAATCATGTAAATATTGCTAATAATCAAAACGCGTCATTGATGATTACCGGGCTGATTCGTAATGCTTCTATATTTGAAAACAAGATAGATTTAAATAGCGGTAAAATAGTTGTTGCAGCAAGAAAACGAGGTGTCGATCAACTAAATCCATCATTAACAATCAATGGCACAACTAAAACACCCGAAATTCGATTCAAGGGTGGTGATGCCGATGGAACTGATTGGAATTACTGGACGTATGGCGGAGATTTAACAATAACTACCGCGACGGCTCCATCGTATAATCAGGGTTTTCCTGATGTTGGCCAAACAGGCAAACGCTGGGATCTCAATACGGATTCTGTAAAATTCAACAATGGGGCAGCTTACGAAGACACCGGTGGTACTATTGGTCAGATTGGGACTGAAGATTTTGTTATCGAAATAGTTTTCAAATTTTATCAAACCGACACAGACTTTTTGATGTGCACACGATACGACGCAGAAGGGTATCTTGTTCGAATAGATAGCAACAAAACGCTACAGATGGGGATATTTGACTCTGGGGGACAAATTTTCATCGACACTCCAACTTCAACATTTGTGGAGAACAACTGGTATCACGCCATGATTTTTGGCAATCGTGATGAAAATTCAAACGATAGTAGCCGTTGGTATGTCGACGGTGTTGAAAAAGGCACTGGTGATAATATTAGTTCAATTAATGGATCTTTGTCTGGTGCCAATTTCACAATTGGCAGAAAATCAAGTCCAGGCACCGGTAATGCCGCAGAGGCTAATGTTGTTTATTGCGCTATGTGGAAACAGGCATCCTGGCATCAAGCTGGTGCATCAGGCCCTGCAGAATGGGCGCTTATTGCCAAGGCGCGTTCAGATGCTTTCTGGGGGACTGTATAGAAAAGGAGACCATGTGCCATGTCCAATGAAACGGATACGGTGATTAAAGCGGTTGAGTTACTCAGAAACGATGTCAAAGAGTCTTTGGGGGATACGACAAAAGAGCTGGTCAGCGTGGGAAAGAAGATCGTTAGGATTGAAACCCGGTTAGATATTTTTGGAAAAGATCTAACAGAAACAAAAGAGGTCGTTTCTAAGATTCGCGATTCTAGGGCCGATGCCACTGCAAGGATCGATCTGGCCGAGAAGCGCCTTGATAAGATCTCAGACTCCTACAAAACCATAAAAAAATCTTATCCACCAAGAAAGACGGCTGATAATTTTCAGTCAATGGCGAAATTTGCTGGTCTGATAATCACCGCATTCGTTACCGGAGTAGGTGCTCTGTTTGGAATTCTGTATCAATTTGGTCTTTTTGATTAAAATGGGATTAGATCTTCATCTGGGCTTTTTTCGTTCCTTTGACTGGCCGGTTCGTTTCTTCTCTGTCCCTTGGAGCTAAGGTTCCATACAGAAAAAGCAATGATGTTTGTATATTTTTTGCCATCCTTGCCAACATCATATGTTATCTGTCCTTCAACGTAAACAAGATCTCCTTTATCTATGTACTTAGCTGCATTCTCTGCTGTATTTCTGTAAGCCGTTATTTGATGCCAGTCTGTTGTGTTTTCGTTTCTTCTGGTAGCAACCGAAAAGTTGATGGTAGGAGATCCACCTTGTGTGTATTGGAGCTCTTTAATAAATCCTACATGACCAATTATTACCGCCTTGTTAATGCTAGGCATTGATTGACCTCTCAATCTGATCCCTTAGGACCTCATTATATTTTGTTGGATCGGTCGGATTGATTGCTTGATAGACATTTTGCCTTGACACACCAAGCAGTCTTGCAAATCTTGACACAGATCCATATTGACGCCTGATTTCATCATAGATTTTTTGTTTATTTTTTTTGTTTACCTTCATCTCTTTTCTTTCTTTTCGTCTTCTTTGTTAGACGGTATGAACCATCTATAATTGTGGTTGTCGTGTATTGATCAATGACCTCAAGTACACGTGGTATTGTTAAAAATTCTCCATACAAACCATTAAAGTGTTCGATTATTTTTTTTATATCAACCTTGGTTCTTATTGATGATTTTGATTTGTTGTAATCCCAATATTCACCGTCGAGTTCTATA